ATGGCGAAATTAACGCAGCGTGGGTTGGAAGCGATCACGGCCGCGCAGGCAGGCGCAGTTGTGCGGGATGAGGGGAACTTGTTCGGGCGCGTACGGACTCGGTCAGATGGCAGCATCTCGATCTCGTTCTACTATCGATACCGCTTCGGCGAGAAGCTCAAGGACCTGTCGTGTGGCGCCTGGCCGGCAGACAGCTTGGCGACGATCCGCGCGGCCCGCGATACCGCACGCGACAAGGTCAGCGCCGGGATCAACCCAGGCGTCGAGCGGAAGATCATCCGACACGACAAGCAAGAGGAAATGGTCCAGAAGCTGGCGGCGATCGAAGCGGCGAAAGCCTTGGACATGACCGTCCAAAATATGTTCGAGGCCTGGATCACCGACGGCGTGCGCCGCAAAGACGGCAACGAGCAGTTGAAGCGCATGTTCAAGGTGGACGTGCTGCCGGCCATCGGCGCCATCGCGGTCAAGGACGTGACCGAGCACCACCTGCGCGCCGTGCTGCGCACGATGGTCGAGCGCGGTGTCAACCGGTCGGCGGTGATGGTGCGCAACAGCCTGACCCAGATGTTTGCCTGGGCGCGCAAGCGGCAGCCGTGGCGCAAGCTCCTGGTCGAAGGTGACCCGATGGAGTTGATCGAGATCGAAAAGATCGTCGCGCCCGAGTACGACATGGACAACTACCGCGACCGGGTGCTGGCGCCGGAGGAGATCCGCGAGTTGCACGGCCTGCTGGCGCGCATGCGCGAACAGTACGACGCCGCGCCCAACAAGCGCCTGGCCGCCCAGCCGCTGGAGAAAACAAGCGAGCGCGCGATCTGGATCATGCTGTCCACTCTGTGCCGCGTCGGCGAGATGACGATGGCCAGGTGGGAGCACGTGGACCTGGCCGCCGGCGAGTGGTTCCTGCCGAAGGCAAACGTCAAGGACAACGTGGCCGACCTCACCGTCTACCTTTCCCCTTTCGCGCTCGAGCAGTTCGTCGATCTCCACGCCATCACCGGCCACACCGAGTGGTGCTTCCCCAACCGGGGTGCCTCCAGCCATCTCGACGTCAAGTCGATCAGTAAGCAACTGGGCGACCGCCAGGTGATGTTCAAGAAGGCCAAGGACGGATCGCCGCGCGTGCTCAAGAACCGCCGCAACGACAATACCCTGGTGCTGGCCGGCGGAGCCAACGGCGAATGGACGCCGCACGACTTGCGCCGCACCGGCGCCACCATGATGCAGCAGTTGGGCGTGGGCCTCGACATAATCGACCGCTGCCAGAACCATGTTCTCCCAGGCAGCAAGGTGCGGCGGCACTACATGCACCACGACTATGCAGAAGAGAAGCGCGCGGCCTGGAGATTACTCGGGGTTAGACTCGCGAAGATGTAGGGATGCGGGTGGCAGAATATTTCAGATTGCATCTTGGAAATGAGTATAATTATCCAACACTTCTTGAGCGAGATCTCGTATGCCAAAGCACCAAGCCAGCTTCATCCAAGTCACGCAAGGAAAGCGTAAATTTATCCTTACTCGGCTCCCAGCCCACATTGTGACGCGAATTAGCTACGCTGCGACCCGCGGCCAGTCGGATGAAGAGGGCGCCATTCAGCGAATTCTGAATCAGTCTCGCATCACCAGTATCAAAGACTTCACACTAGCAGGCGGCGATTATCCCAATGCAATCGTTTTAAACTGGGTAAGCGATTCGAACATCATTACTAAATCCGCAGGTAAGATTCATTTTACAGATGAGCGCGACTCAGCGCAGATTATTGACGGCCAACACCGTGTCGCCGGAATAAAAGCAGCGATTGAGGAACGTAATGAGATAGGCAAGCTTGAAGTCCCAGTTGTGATTTATAACAGTCTAAGCACCAAAGAATGTGCTGACATCTTTTTAGCAATCAATACTGAGCAGAAGCCAGTACCTAGAAGTCTAGTATTCGATTTATACGGCATTGCCAGCGAGGAGCTAGTTGATCCTGCCGCAGTCCGTGCGCGCGACATCGCTATCTATTTGGATCAAGAAATTCGCTCTCCGTATTTTGGCGAAATAAAATTCCCGGGTAACAAAACCCGGAAGGGTGGAATTGCTCTATCGACCGCAGTCTCCGCCATAAAACCCTTGGTAGAGGACAAGGGGGGCTTTGAGCAAATTGACATTCACTCCCTTGAAAGTCAGAGCAAAATAATAATGAATTTATTTCATGCTCTCCAAAAGAAATATAGTGAGGAATGGTACTCCAAGTCAAATGCATTTTTGTTTGCTGCGGGTTTTATGGGTGCAATGGAATTTCTAAAGTTGAAGCTGATACCTTATTGCAATCTTCAAAAATCGTTTGAAGTATCCACAATTGCAGCCGCGCTTACCCTAAACGGGGATTCCCTTATAAAGCAGGAGGAGTTGAAGGGTTTCAGCGGTTCAGCGGCTAGCAAAGAGGTGTATGAACGACTCGTAGCATCATTTAAGCCAAAACAAAAAGCCGCTGTTAAATTCAAAATTTAGCATGCACCGCGCACAGAGCTATATAAACACTCAAATAAAACCATTGCTGCCGCAGAATGGTTTTAAATCGAGCAATTTAAGCGCACCTCAAGCTACCGGTTTAAGACAGGCGGTTTTAGAAGATGCATATTCCTATATGTATTCAGGCGCCGTATCTATTGCTGAAGCTATTAATGCCCTTGATCGCTCTCTATACACATGGGCGACTGTTAAATTATATTACTCTGTTTTTTATTTGGCGCGCTCATTAATAGCGTGTTCAGGAACGGCAATTGTCTATGATGGAACGAAATGCTTCAGCGTAAATTGCCGCCCCGGGGCAAGCCCTATTAAGAGAGACGGTTCAACTCACAAGGCAGTGCTTGGAGCTTTTGGCAGCATTTTGCCTGGCAACCCCCTGTTATCACAGCCAATCGACAATATGGATGCCCCCGAGTGGCTAATGGCGCGCCGGGAAGATGCGAACTACAAAAACGCGCGCTTTTATGAACCTGCCATACCCGCGCATTTCGCATATATATCCAAAGTAGGAATCCGTAAGTCAATTTCGGCTTATATCAATGACGATGTTTTCCTTTACACGTTTGATCCTGAGCACGCAATGTTAGCTTTGCCCGTAGAGGCGCTGAAGCTTTGTCTTGTTGAAATCACAGCATGCGCACCGCCTAAAAATACAACAATCGAAGACGCGAAGTTCCTGTCGACACTTTTTCAAGATCGCAACGGCCCGATTGCCGACATTATCAAATTAATAAATACCTCCTTAAAATAGGAGGCCAATGCGACAGCCGGCTAGCGCAGCCTCCAGTTGCCCCTCGTATTTCCGCCCGCGCGGCCAATCCCGCGCTAGCGCTAGAACCTTGTCGCCGGCAGGCGCGTCGAGTGGCAGCTTGTCGAACTCGTACACCGGCCGCGTCGGGGTGTCCTTCACGCACGGCGTGTGCACCGGCACGTAGACGGTCTGCGTCGCCGGCGGTGGGCCGGCGCAGCCTGCCAGCAGCACGGCGGCCACCAGCGGAATAATTTTGGGAATAATTTGTCGTGCGGTTTGTGGTTTCATCGCACACTCTCCAGCAGCTGGTTCACGTACGACATGGCCTCGTCGCAGGTGGTTGCGCGCGCGCCAGCCAGCTGGGCCTGGGCAGCGTCCAGCCGCCGGCCATTTACCGCGGCAAGTTCCTGTGCGGCGCGTCGGCGCTTGTCGGCCGCCACCGCTGCGTCGTGCATCGACTTGACCGCGATGTTCTGGATGCCGATCGAGGCGCGCAGCGCGGCGCTGGCGCCCTGCTCCGTCACCAGCCCGGCCAGCGCCTGGTCGCGCGCGGCCGCCGCCATCCACCAGCCCGTGCCGGCGCCGATGATCACCACCGCCAGCAGGACGGCCAGCAACAGGGCAGCGACTTTCCAGATACCGGCGACGACGGCGCCGCCGGCCAGCTCGAGCGCGCTCACGGCACGCCCGTCAGGCAAAGGCTGCGCTCAGCGGCGCGGCGCTTGGTCAGGCCCGGCAGCGCCACCATGGTACCCAGCACGCGCGCCTTGTCCCAGCGCGGCAACTGGTTGCAGGCGCCGACCAGATCACCGGCGTACAGCATGCGCGCTGCCGTCGAGCTGGCGCGCCCGCACGCGATGGTCGGGCCCAGGTTGAACACGGCGTCAGCGAACGCCGCCAGCACCGGTACCGGCAGCCCGGGCACGCAGCGCTCGACGTGCGCGACGGCCTGCTGCATGTCGGCGGTCAGCAGCGCGCGGCACTCGTCCATCGAGTACAGGCGCTTGGCCACCACGTCGGTGCCGGTGTGGCCGTAGCACACGGTCAGGATGCCGGGTGGGTCGTAGTAAGCGAACTGCCGGATGCCCTCTGCGGGGATGGCGATGATGGTGGCCAGCGCGGCAGCGGCGGCCGCACGTTGTTTAGGCGTTGCCATTGGCGCCTCCCGACAGTTCACGTTGCGCCACCAGGCGCGCGATCGCGGCAGACATCGACACCACCGACGCGATGCCGGCGAACACGCCGCCAGGAATGCCGGCCGGCTGCACAAACTGCACGCCCACCTCCAGGCCGCCGAGGATGGCGGCCAGGATGCTGAATTTCATTGACCAGGCGCGCGTGAGAACGGCGCGCCAGTCTTCGATCAGTTCGAGTTTTTTCATTTGATTTTCCACAGTCCATAAATTGAAGCGGCCAGCGCCGCCATTACCGTCAGCCATTTGGCCGGCCGCTCGAGCCAGCCCAGCACCCGGATCCCGCCCTTCATCGTGTTCATCGCGTCGGCCATCTCGCGCAGCGCCGGCACATCCAACTGGCCGATCAGGCCCTTGATGGCGCCCAGAACGTCCAGCGTCTCCTGCGCACGCGCGTCGAGGCGGTTGATCGTTTCCACCGCCACCTCCAGCTTGTCTTCCAGTTCTTTGATTCGCCGCTGGTTGTCCGCGTGGCGAGCGTCTTCTACTGCTTCATCTGCTGGCATGTATCGCCTTTCTGTGGGCGTAAAAAAACCCGCCGAAGCGGGCTGGTGCGTGCTGCAAAAATGAGGCTGTCACCGGGTTCGCAATGCGAATTTCATGAAAAATTTCTTGCCTGCCAGTGTGGCTTTGGACGCGAGCGCGCCAGCAGGCGTAGAGCTCATGTTTGCAATAAAAAATCCATCAATACCGGTTTGACTGTTCGAGTACGACGCGATGTAGGGTCGCGCCACAAACCATTCGCTCGATTCGCCAAAATGGTCGAACGAGACGAGGTAGTGCGAACTGGAATACCGAATCTGCACCTCGTATTCGAACTCACGTGGCTGGATGATGTCATCCACGATCCCAGCAGCATCGCTTTCGATCACCCAATTCGTTCCGTCGTGGTGGCATAGGACGCCATCAAAATTTGGGAGGGCAAACGCCAGGCCGCTGGTGCCGTTGTTGTACAGCGCGTCGATATAGACGTCGCGCGGCTCCGGCATCGAGGGAAACACCAGGTCCTTCACGGCGCGGTAGAGGATATTCCCGCCGACCTTGGTCAGGTGGATATTGTCGAACCGCCACACGTCGCGCGGAACATTCCCAAACAGGTTGTACTGATCCATGTAAAAGCAACCGTACTCTCGCGCCACCTGCTCCATTTTTTTTAGCCACGCATAGACAGGCAGGCCGGCCCACGGAATAATTGCCGTTTTCGCTTCCGCGCCATTGGTGCTGCATGGTGGCGAGCTGATCAGGATGATCTCGCACGCAGGTTTTGCAGCACGAGTTTGCGTAACGATACCGACAAGGTCCGCGTAAAACTGATCAGGGGTGCGGCCAGTATGGATATCGTTGGCCCCGATCACCAAAAACAGGACGTCGGGGGCATAGCGTCCGATGCGCATGCCGTAATCATCCAGGATATTGCGCGCCGTCCAGCCACCATGGCCTGTCAGATGAATGGACGGATTCTGGTGCGTTACGCCCAGAATAAAAGCGCCGACCGGGGCTGTAGCTGGCGTACCGTTCGGATTTTTGAAATTGCGCAGCGTAATGACGCCGCTGGGCACGATCGCGCGCACCATGTCGTAACCGCGAAAATCTTTCCCAGCCCCATCCAGATTAATGGTTTGGTTGAAGGTTCCATCTACAAAAATATCGACGTTACCGCAGCGGTTGGGGTTGGGGCTCTGCGCAAACAGCAGCACGGCCTGGCCGAAAACGTTCGAGGGAACGCGATCGCGCAACGTGATTTGCACAACCTGCGAATTTGTCGCGAGAAATTGTTTATACCGGTTGTTAAACGGGAAGGTGTATTCGCTGGAGCTATTGAAAAACCCGTTCGCGCCGCGCACCACAAGCCGTTCAGCGGATACGAAAAAGGGGTCGCTCGCATAGCAAGCGTCGCGCAACATGTGCGCCCAACTCATCAGGCCAGGAGGGTTATCGTACGCGTTGCCACCCGGATCCAGTCCATCGCCAAATCCGTAGGCGTTGAACGACAGCGAATCGCCAGTGATGACGGTTACACCGTCAATGGTCAGCAGTGTCGAGATGTCGGCGCGCCGCACCTGCTGCATATTGCCCAGCGCCTCGGACAACGTCTCGGGCACAGCTCCCGGCCCCACGTTACCGATCAACTCCCCGCCATCCGTCGCGGCGAGTGCGCTGACAGTAACGCCCTGAATGACACGAAATTTCTCGCTCTCGAATGTGCCGCTGGTGGTGAACGGCAGAGCGCCGAGGATGGGTGAATAGGTGGTACCGGCATACTCCACCGTTTGCAGTGCAACCGTGATTGTGAGGCCGGCCGCATATGGCACCGGCGGGAGATATCCAGCGCCCAGCACGCCACCACCCAGATTGAACGCGGTACTCATCTCGTTCATTTTCGCAATCACACCCGGCAGTTCCTGCATTGTCGTGTCGGCCTGGGCGATGTAGTCCTCTGGCGCAGCGCCACGCCCCGGGAACGGCGAAAGTACAGGGATGGTGATAGTGGTCATGTGAGTCCTTCGAGTTCAAGTGAGCAAATCGACACCGTCGGATAGGTGATATCGATGGAAAAATCTTTGTAGTACCCGTAAATAATTGTGGATGCGTACGCGTCAGCCCCGATGTAGACGATGGGCGTGGCGCGGTACTGAGACAACAGCCGCTTCACCAGATCAACCTCGCTGCCCTTGATCCAAACCGACCATGTAGCCTTGTTGCTAAATGCCCCCTCGACCACGTCGAAATTGCCCCATGCATCTCGGACCTTTTTGCTGTAGTCGGCAATACTGGTCTTGGCGCCGTACTGCAGGTCACCTATCTCGCGCACCTGGCCCAGCACAACGCCACCGCAGCGCGCGACGTTGCCCGGGCTCGACAGCGTGACATCGATGAGCATGTTTGAGTACGAAGGTAAGTCGGTCAGGGCCAGTTCCGTCACCCGCGTGACAGGCTCCCGGAAATAGCTGTAAATGTCGCTGATGCCACTGGTCATGGCCGGGTTGATGGTTTTGTCGTACACCACCCCAAAATCCACGTCAGTGGCCACCACGCGGATAATGCCGCAGTCGATGTTGAGCAGCGCAATGCCGTTTGCGATGCCCGTCGTTTTGATGGAAACGCTGATGGAATCCTCGTTCTCCGCCTGCGTGGTGATCGAGGCGTCGAACATGCGCCACCGGTTGGTGGCGCCGACCTTTACCCAGTGCTCCGGACTGGCTGCCGGCATATGGCCGACGTTACTCGCCTGCAGCGACTCGTACACCAAGTGCACGCCTACGCCGACCACAATCACCCGCGCAGTCAGCGGGTAGCTGGTGGCGGGGTTGTATGGCGGGTAGTCGTTCTCGGGGATGTTACTGCTGACCAGCGCTGCGTCCGTGATTGCCATCGGACGGATTATTTTCATGAGGTCACCGTCTCTTTCGTTGGAATTGGCTCGTCGGCACGCACGAGCAGCCCGTTTTCGTCCCAGCGCTGCGCCAGGCGCGCCACCTTGCCCAGGCTTTGGGCCATAGACACATCAGCGGCTTGGGCTTGGCTCTTGAATTCCGTGAGCTCAGCCCGCAGCGCTCGGTTTTCCTCGGTCAGCCGATCGATAGCAGCGGCGATGTCGCCGGTGCTATCGACGCTCGACCGCGCCGAATACTCCCGTGCCTCGAATGCCGTCAGCACCCGCTCGCCGGCGTGCAGCTCGGCGGTATAACCGTCGAACGGCACGCGCGACAGGCCGCCGGCGTGAGAGCCATCGATCTGCTTCACGCCCAGCACGCCCAGCGACGCGATCGCCTGGGCGACCGTGGCCGCACCAGCATTCACGCTGTCGTTGATGGTGATGAGACCCTTGACCTGCTTGTCGAGCGCCACCTGTTGCTTCTCAGCGTCGGTCAACTGGCTGCCAACCGACGCGGCGAGAATGGCCATGTCGGCCTGCACGCGGGCGTAGTCACGGGCATAATCGAGGCGCGAGGCGGCGCCGGCCTGGCTCGCCGTGAGGAAAGCAGTTGCGGCGGCGCTGAGGCCAGACTGCGCCGTCGCATCGCCACCGCGCGCCGCGCCCAGCGTGGTGCTGTACTGGTCGCGCGCGGCGGCAGCTTTCTCCGCCAGCGTCAGCGTCGAGAGGTTGCCCAGCACCAGTCCATCGCGGAACGATTTGATCGCCGAGGCGAACGTTTTCAGTTTGTCGATGGTGCTGGCGATGGCGGTCGATTCGGTCTCGTACGCCGCAGCCAGCGCCTGGCGTGCCGTGAGTTCGTCGTACAGCGGCAGATTGCCGGCGGCAATCTCCTTGCGCGCCTTGGAGGCCAACTGGGCCTGCGTCATCGTCAGCTCGGCGAGCTGGTTCTGCAGGTCGGTCCGCTGATCCGCAATTTCCTGCTCGGATTTACTGAGGTCCACCGTGGCCGCGTGCGTTTTTGCGAAGGCGTCGGCCAGGGCCAGCAGCGCGGTGTATTGCGCAGCGCCGGACTCGGTCGCGAGCTTGCCGCCATTGGCCAGACCCAGGACGTAGTCCTTGAATTTGTCTCGGGTGTCCAGCGACTGCAGGCCCATGGCCGCCAACTGGTCGGTGACATATTTCTGCACCGGTGCCAGCCGCTCGGCCTCCGTCAGGAAGCTGTCGTTGAAACTGGCTTGTGCGCTGGCCAGCTCATCGATGCCGCCGGCCAGCGCAATCAGGCGCTCCCGCGCCGCGATGCTGGACATACCCACCTGGCCAAACGATGTGCCGCTCGACGCCAGAATAGAGTCGAGGTTTGCGTAGTTCGCCGCGATGCGGGTCAGTGTTTCGAGCGGACCCTCGCCGATTTGGGCGAATACGTCCAGGCCGGCCACCGCGTAGCTGGCCAGGTCGTCACCCAGTTTGGAGAAGACCGATTCCAGTGTTTTCTGGATCTCCTCGCTGCTCATGTCCTTGAGGCTGATCTTGCCGATGTCGATCACGAAACCGTTGAGACGCTGGGTGAATGCATCGCCACCTAGGCCCAGCAGTTTCGCCGCCTCGGCCACGCTGCCGCCGAGCCCCTTCAACACCGCCGCAAACTGGGCATCCGCTGCGCCTCCCAGCGCATTCCATTTGGTGTCCCAGTCGTCGCTACTGAACCAGCCACCGGATTTCTTGATGTCGGTGTACTGGAACGAATTGAGGTTGCCAGCCATGCCGGCGCCAAGGGTGGTCGGGTCAATTTTGAAACCAGTGTCTTCGACGGTCGTTTTGCCGCCGAAGATCTTGCCCACCAGGTTACCGACGCTCTTCGCGCCGATCGACCAAAACGGCTGCATGAACATGAACGCCTCTTGCGCGCTACTGCCCGTGGCGGCCACCGTCGATGAGGTCAGGCCAGAATTGCGCACCAACACGTTGCCCAGACCACTCAGCGACGTTTCGATATTGCGCAGTGCGGCCAGCATGCCCTGCGTGTAGCTCAGCTCGATGCTGCTGTTGCTCGACACCAGCTCGAGCGACCGCTTGATCGAATCCGATTTCGCGGTGCTGTCACCAAATACCGTGCCGGTGCCCTGCACCTCTTGGCGTTGCTTGGCGACGTCAACACCGCCACCGCCGCCACCGGAAATAGCCACGCCAAGGCCGGCCACGATAGCCGCCATGGCAGCCATGCGAGCGAAGGCAGAGTAAGGATCACCCTGCCCCTGGCTCAGCACCGCGCTGATGCCCTTCGGCACCAGTTCGGCCAGCGTCATAGCCAGCTCGGCCGCATGGAACACCTGCGACATGGTGGTCAAGGCCTTGTAGCCCTTGCTCTGCTCGCCGAAAAATCCCGCAGCAGCACCGGCCATGTCGCCATAGCCTTTCAACTGCTCATGCGCCTGCATTTTGTTCAGCTGGGTGATGTCGCGGGTATATTCCGCTTCATCTTTTTGACCGTTGAGGTACAGTTCAGCGGCGTTTGCACGCTGTTTGGAGAAGTCCTTCTGACCTTTGGCAAAGGACTGGAAAGTAGTGCTCAACTTCACCAGCGCGCTACCAGCGCCGCCGAAGGCATCGCGTAGTGCATCACCGAAATCCTTGGCCTTGTTGGGGTCAAGGAAATCGGCCAGCTCTTTCTTCATAGCGCCGGCCTGCTGCGCGTCGAACAGATCTCGCATCGCAGTAGCGCTGCGCCTCAATGCTGCCGCCTCACCCTCACGCCCAGCGATTGTTTCAAGAACTGCGGCATCAAGTTCCTTGCGGGCAGCCGTTTCCTCGACCAAGTTACGGTTGTACGCTGCCGCCTGCTCACTACTCATGCCGATCACGGCATTGGCATCACGCTGCGCTCGCACCTGATCCTCGATGGCTGTCGCCTCGCCTTCGCGCGCCGCGAGCAACTTATCCAGCGAATCGAATGCTGCGCGGCTACTGGAAATATCCAGATCGAAGACCTCCTTGGTCAGTTCGACGCGGCGAGTCAGGATTTCTTGGTCTGCCTTTGCGATCTGTCCGCGCAGGGCGGCCAGCTTTTCTTGCTGGGCGCCCTGCTGGTCGGCCGATACCGTCTCGGCCGCAGTGATCGACAGACGCTGCTGCGCCCGCGCCTTCTCGCGCTGGATGGCTTGCTCATCCATCTTCGCCACTGCTTCGGCATATGCAATGCGCTTATCCAGCGCCTGCATACCGCCGGATTGCTGCTGCATGTCCAGATTGATACGGGCGCGCTTAGCCACTTCCTCCTGCACTTCGCCAAGGCGCTGGACGGCGCCAATCTGCGAGGCAATGCCGGCGTTATTTACGTCTGCATATTGCCCCCGAATACCCGCAATAGAAGCCTGGAACTTCTTCTCGTAATCCTGCGCCGCCTTGATCGACTCTTCATCGTACCCAGCAATTGGCCGCCCCTTATTTGCCAGGGCAGTAATCTTATCAATTTCCAGCAGCATCTTTTCTCTACGGGTCAGATACTTTTCTGCCTGCTCCGAGAACTCAACTGCTGCCTTGTTGCGGCGCTGATCAGCACCTTCTTGCTCAGCCTTGAGGGAGGCCACCTTGCGCTGATTCAGCAAGCTGTCGCGATCCCGCTCAGCAGCATCCAATTCAGCCTGCTTCTGGGCATCGCTGCCGGCGAACGAGAAGAATGCCAGCCTCGCCTTTTTGACACGATCCTCGGCCTTTTTCAGCTTGTCGTCCAGGCTGTCCTGCCGACCCACGTCCAGCATGGCATCCCACGCTGACTTGGCGCCGCTGGCGACACTATTCCAGGTGCGCGACAGCGTTCCGAGCGATGCCTCAACATCCTTGCTCTTTTTGAGCATGGCGTCACCGTATGCTGCTTGCGCGACCTTGGCGGCTTCGAGCGTGCGGCCTTGATTTTCAAGCGCCTTGATTTGCTGATACGTGGACAGCGTGAGGTAGCCATATTGCTCGCTCAACTTGAGCGTGGCCTTGAGCGGATCGGCGCCCAGGTCGGCGTATGCCTTGACGGTATTCTCGACCTCGATGCCGAGGAACTTCTGGGACCGAACGGCCGCGACCGACGCAGCGACCAGTTGGTCGGCGCCCACCTTGCCAGTACCGACCAGCTGCGCGAGCACCTCAGCGTTCTTGCCCTGCGTGCCGGCGGCCTCGGAGGCAGCCTTTGCCATGTCGCCCAGCTGGCCAGCGGTCACGCCGGCCACATTGCCCGTCATGGCGATCGACAGGGCAAACGCTTTGGCCTCAGCCTGCCCTTGGTAGTAGGCAACGGCAAGTGCGGCAGCAGCTGCCGCCGCGACGGTGTACGGGTTGATCAGGCCGAGAACATAGCCGCCCAACGCCTTCGCTGCATTGCCGGCACCGCCGAACATATCCTTCAACTGCCCACCCTGTTGCAGCAGCACGGTCAGCGGCGCCTGGCCGCCTTGCAGGCTGACGATGATGTCGGTGAATTGCGCTGGCACGCCACGAATGGCTGCTGCGGTCGCGCGCGCCGACATCCCTGCGTTATTCAGGCCCTGCTCAGCCTCGCGCAGTTTCTGGATGAATGGCGCGGCCTGGTTGGATACGCCCATTTGCGCGGCTTGGAGTTCGAGCAGCTCGGTGCGGGTCTTGCCGATGGCGGCGGCCTGCTGCTGCAAGCTGGCGACGAAGTTGTCCTTGCCGGCTTGGGCCTGCACGACCTGGCGCTGGGCCTCGGCCGCCGTGCGCGCCGCTGCCGCCACCGCATCCTGCGCAGTCTTGACGCTTTGCAGTTGCGCGAGCAGCGGGTCGGCGGCGCCGGCCAGGCCCAACTGGACAGCACGGTACCTCAAGACCTCTTCAGCCGACTTTCCGTAGAGCGCGATCTGCTCGCGCAGTCCCGCCATGAAGGCGTCCTGGCCAGCGCGAACGGTCGCGGCCTGCTGCTGGGCCGCAGTGGCCAAGCGCGCCGCTTCGGTCACAGCATCCTGGGCAACCCTCAGGCGTTGCAACTCTTGAATTATCGGCTCAGCGGCGCCGGCAATGCCGGCCTGCGCAGCGCGGTACCGCAGCGCTTCCTCGGCCGACTTTCCATAAAGGGCGACCTGCTCGCGCAGCGAGACCAGCATGTTGTCGCCGGCGGCTTGGCGCTGGGCAGCCTGCTGCTGGGCGGCGGAAGCGCGACGGGCAGCTTCGGTCGCCGCATCTTGAGCATCCGTGAGCTGGCGCAGTTCGCGGATGATGGGCTCAGCTGCTCCAGCGACCCCGGCTTGAGCTGCGCGGTAGCGCATTGCCTCTTCCGCCGACTTACCGAACAGAAGCGCCTGCTCGCGCAGGGACGCGATGAACGCCTCACCGTTTGCCTGCTTCTGGGCGGCCTGCTGCTGAGCGGCCGCCGTGGCGCGCGCGGCCTCGGTCACCAGATCTTGTCCGGCCTTGATCCGCTGCAGCTGCTGGATCAGTGGTTCCGCATCGGCGCCGGCGCCGGCCAGTGCAGCACGGTAGCGCAACACTTCTTCGGCGGACTTGCCTTGCAGTGCGATCTGCTCCCGCAGGTTGGCCAGGAAGCCGTCCCGGCTTGCCTGGGCCTGAGCAGCCAGGCGCTGCGCCTGGGATTCCTGCCGAGCAGATTCAGCAACAGCATCTTGGGCCGCACGCATGTTTTGCAGTTGCAAAATCAGCGGTGCGGCCGACTCGGCGGCGCCGGCCTGGGCGGCCCGGTAACGCAGCATTTCGTCCGCGCTCTTCCCAAACAACTGGATTTGCTCGCGCAGGTTGCCCAGGAAATTATCACGAACGCCCTGGGCCTGCGCCACCTCGCGGAGAGCAGAGGCTTGGGTGCGCGCGGCCTCGGCGGCAGCCACTTGGGACGCAGCGGTCGCATCGAGTGCGGCTTTGGCGCGCGCCTGCGCCGCTTCGGTCTCGCGCAGTTGCGCGATGAGGGGTGCCAGCTTCATCAGGTCGGCGCCACGGCTGCGGGCCAGTTCCTCGAAATACTCGCTGCCGGACTTCTTGCCAGCGATCAGCGCAGCATTGGCGCGCTCGACGGCGCCGGCGATGTTGCGGGTGGCCGAGTCCACGCGGGCTGCAGCCGTATCGGCACCCGAGCCGATCTTGCCCAGGTTCTCAGCACCACGACCGCCGAGGTTGTCCAGGTTCTTCCCCGTCCGTGCAATCGATCCATCGATCCGGTTCATTCCCGACTCGACGCCGGCCGAATCGACCCCTACCTCGATTGTTGCGCTGCCAATTTTTTCGGACATGGGTTACCCAATAAAAATGCCACCTCATAGGTGGCGGACTATCGAAGAGCTTGTGCTGCCTATTTTTTTTCGTGGATGCAGACCAGGGCGGTCCGCTCCATCACCATCACATCGGCTTCGAGCTGGTCGTATTCCTCCGGTGACAGATTCATTCGGCCCATACGCTGGTACATGACGCCATAATCAAGGCCAGTCGGGCCGGACATTCCGGTCCGCCATTGGGTGCCCATGAAGTTGAACAACTCGAACGCTCGCACATGCTCCGGCCAGACGTCGGTCGGGTCCGCCGCCACGTCCTCGGGCGTGAGACCGAACGCGGCCAGCTCCTTGGCGTCCGGCGCGCGTTCGTACATCCGCGTGGCGACGGCAATCAGTTTTTTGCGCGCGCGCCCTGCAGTTCGGTCACGTAGACCTGCCAGATACCGAGCGCAGCACCTGGGTAGTTCTGGTTCAGCTTTTCGAGCGATTCGGTATCGAACGCGTCATCGAGCTCCCAGCCGGAGGCGATGTCCTTGATCAGATCAACATCTTCCTTGCCCTTCATTTCGGTGATGAATTGCTTCATCGCATCTTTACTGCGATGTTTGAAGGTGAATTCGACATCGACTGGATCGCCGCCAGGCACGCCGATTTTGACGGGAGCTTTGAAGGTAGGGTTTGCCGACAGGCTGAATTTTTGCTTTGCCATTTTGTACTTTCAGGGAAGGGAAAAAGACCCGACAAGGTGCGACCGAGCGGGCATAAAAAACCCGCCGAGCGGCGGGCTGGGTAACGCGGTTGAGCCTTGATTAGGCGGAGTAACGGACCGGCGGCGCGCGCAGGCTGAAGGTGGCCGTCACGGCCATGACTTCGTTTTTGGTCAGCGTCGGAGTTTCGTTCAACGACACGTAGGCGTTGTAGATGATCTCGGAGCCGCTTGGCAGCGTGCAGATCATGGCGCGGATTGCGCGGGCATCGGCGGCGGCCTTGATCGCTTTGTAGCCGGCCAGCGACGGGTCGTCAGCGATAGACAGGGCGATCGACTGCGCGGCGGCTTGGGTCGGCAGCTGGAAGCTGTCGTTTTCTTCCAGGAAGCCTACTTCGGTGAAGCCCATGTCGCCGCCGGAACTGGTGCTGGTCAGCACCTGGGTGATCTGTTCCTTCGTCGCAATCTTGCGCACGCTGATGTTGGCGCGATCCGCAGGGAACGCCTTCAGGTCGGTGGTATCCGAGCCTTCCAACTGGAAGGTTCCGGTCAGGGATGCGGCGACGCGATACACGCGGTTATTCAGCTTGCCCCAGCTGGAGGTGACCTCGACGTAATCGCCATTGGCGAGGCCATGCGCGGCGGCGGACAGCACGGCCGGCGCGGCGTTGGTGGCAGCAGTCACGGCGATCGCGGCGCCGTAGGTGACTGCGAGCGCCAGTTTGGCGCCGTTGGGGAGGGAGACAGCCATGGTGGTATTTCCTTTCCGGTCGTTCTGGACCGATGTTGTGAGCCCATACGGGCGTAAAAAAAGCCAGCGGCTTAGGCTGGCTTGTCGTTGCTAAAAATTCGTCTAAATGGTTTCGAACACCTTGCTGGTGACCGCCATCGTGCAGCGCTGCTCGGCTATCGATTTCGCCTCGAAGGCGCCGTTCATCAAGGTATTCATTTCGCCCGAAAAGTACAGTTCGGAGCCGTCGGGCCGTCGGGCGCAATAGCTGTAGCCAGGGGTAATGCCAACAGCGGCGCGTAGGATGTCCTGCCCTGCGTCCGCGATGCGGATCAGCTCGATCTGCAGCGACAACTCCGCGAGCGCGCCGGTCATTGCCTGATAAGGGCGCACCAGCCCGATATGGTTGCGGGGCACGGTGGCGTACTGGTTACCCAGCTCACCCACCACTTTCACGCCGCGCACCTGGGTATATTCGAGTGCAGCGTAGGCAGCGAGCGTTTGCGCCCCCGGGCGTGTCGGCGCCACAAGGAGCATGCTGCCGACCAGGGAAATCGGATGCGGCCCCATGTCAGTACCACACCGAAAAGTCTTGCCGCGCGCCGCGCAGCCTGGTGTCTTCTTCGTAGATCGATACCCTGGCGCCGAGCACTTCGGCTTGCAATCCGGCGGCCAGCCGCAAGGCGTCTTCCGCCTGCTCGCTCAACTCGGATGCAGCAAGCCGGGTATCGGCCCAGGCGTTGATCTGGATCCGCGCGTTGCGCTTGCCCGGTAACGTCCCTTCGAGGTAGTTCAGCGCATCGCCGCCCACCTGCTGGTAAGTCAGGTACGGCCGCGCCGTGCCCTCGGGCGCCACGTCCGGAAAGACCCTTCCGCCGGCAAGCGATGACAGCGCCGCAAAAATCTGTGTTTCCACGCTCATGATCTGCCTTTAATTTCTGCCAGCTTCACCGCCATGCGGGCGTTTCCGGCCACAATCGCGTCACCCATCCGCGCAACCGCTGGCCGCATGAACGGATGCGCCGGCGCGCGCGAAGTGCCGAATTCCACCATCGCGCCGTGGGGCGCCTTCGTGTGGTTCCAGCTGATGCGGTATAGCTTGTGCGTAGGGGTTGATCGTTCGGGTGAGAACACGCGATAAATTGCCGCCTTCAACGTGCCAGGCTGGATCAGGTATCGAACGCCGGTTTTCTTCGAGTTCCGGCCATAGAAGTAATGCGCCTTGGTTGACACTGGCACGCGGGATCGCGCGTCCTCGTAAATTACAAGCGCCATGCCGGCCGCGCCCTCGATGGCCACCTCGTCCTTGATGGCGTTGCCGAATTTGCTCACTGCCTCACGCAAGCCGGCGAACTGCGACAGGTCGATGCTAAAGCTCAAGCCAGCCCCCTTGTACACATAAGTTGCAGGGTTCGACCGTCCTGCCCGAGGACCGCCAGCACGTCGTAAAGGTCGGCCCCATGCCCCACGCGCAGCGCGCTGGAAAGTCCGGGTCGGTGCCGGATCGTAATGCGGGTGATGACTGACGCCTGCTCGGCCGTGGCGGAAACAAACTCCTTGCCGCTGATGTCTTTGATCTCCGCCCAGCACTTGCCGTCGCCGTCGGAAATCACGTTTTCCCAACCTTCGATAGGCTGACCAGCGGCGTCCTTTCCAACAGATCGCCGCTGGATGGTGACCCGCTTATTCAACCTAGAGGCGAGGCTCATGCGTAGGTCCTGAGGTCGTCGGCCAGGCGGTCGAGGTAGGCAGATTGAACAGTATCGCGCTCCGTGCGGGTGGCTGGATCGAACTGCTCGACCAGCTTCGCAAGAATGAATAACTGCGCAGTTTCAGGTGTCTTGTCCGGCGTGTTGCCGTAGCCGCACTTCACCGTTACCACTACATCGGTGGCGTCGCCGGCCGGCCACGGCGCGGCGGCAGCCGCCAGCATCGAGCTCGAGTAGTTGCCGACATTGAGCCGAAATGCTTCAGCTGCCAGCGGCGTCTCAACACCGGCGGCAGAGTATTTCACCGCAGTGATTTCCATTGCCGGATGCGGCAGCGCGATCGGTTCGCCCGCGCCAGGAAACGACGGGAGGCGGACCTCCCACGTTTGCGCCATGAAGACCTGGCCCACGTCATGCTCGAGCTTACGGGTGATACCTTGCACCCACAGGGTAATCAGCGTATCCATGTCGCCGCCGTCCACGCGCAGGTTGGCGCGGGCTAGGTCGATGTCCACGGCCAGTACGGTGGGCGCGATAGTTCGGACCATAGTCATGGCAGCACCGCCACGCTGGCATAGCTGTCAGCATCCGGCAGGCCGGCGCCGGTTTCGATGATGAGCATAAAGATCCTCTAATTGCTGCTTTTATTAAATACGTGATGCATTTTTAATAAAAATTGTGTACCATCAATTTGATGCAATTTTTATATTTTAATTTGACAACATGCGGACGTACCGCTCTCACCGAAAGCCACCAATGAAAATCAAACTATTTGCCGCTGCTGTAGTTCTTGCTTTGAACGCATCTGCAGCATCTGCCGCCACGATTTACGATAATCCGTTAGATCCTGTGGATGGCAACTGCTCGTTCAGCACGACGTGCGCAGCGGAGGTCGGCCGGACGGGAGACTACGCAGCGCAAAGATTTTCACTTTCGATTTCTACAACAATCAATTCCGCAAGTTTTAGCATTTTTGATATCGGAAATCTGCCAACGGGTGCTAATTGGCAGATACTATCTGCTGACGGCGCAGCAGGTCTGCCAGGCACCTTGTTGGCCTCAGGCTCAAGTGCTATCGCGTCTACCGAATACTTAGGCGCCAGTTTGGGCTACAGCTTACATAAGGAATTTATTAATACTGGCTCCGTTTCCTTGGCTTCGGGGAGTTATTATTTCGCCGTGCAGGCGATATCGCCCTTCTTTGAAAATTACCTCGGCCAAGGTGCTGTTAATTCAGGCGCTGCAGAATACGTGGCTGGAAGCTGGCGGTCAGGTTACCAAGGCATTGGTGGGGTTGCTATCGGACTTTACGACTCTCCAGTTAACGCCGTCCCTGAACCAGAAACCTACGCCATGCTGCTGGCCGGCCTGGGCCTGATGGGCGTTCTAGCCCGCCGCCGCAAGCAGGCTTAAGTTATCCGTTGCAGCTAAGCCCTTCAGGGCTTTTTTTACGACCTCACGGACAACGCAAGCCGGCGCCGGTTTCAGCGATTAGCATTTTTATCCGATCGATTTAGATGCCAGAGACGGTACCGGTCAGCATGCGAGTGCCGAGGCCGGCCTCGGTGCTGGTGTAGAAGCCGACGAATTTCTTGCTGGCGAACATACCGATGGTGCCCATGTAGACCTGCTCATTGACGCTGAGAGGGTTGCTTGCGTCGGTCCAGAGGACCTGCCAGTCGTTCCCGGTAACTGCAATGTAGAACGCAGGGACGGTGTTGGAGGCGCCCAGACCATTGCTAGTGGCGTCCATCTGGAAGCTGGTGAAGGCCGGGTCGCCTGCTTTCACTTGCGTAATACCTCCGCCAATGGTGCGCGCATCGCCAGTACCCATCGGCACAGTCCAGTGCATGTTGTTGAACTGGCGATAGCCGGTGCGACCCAACACCAGAATAGCGAATGGCGCGGTGTCGGGAGTGAACGACAGGCTACCGTCGTCAGCACCCCGGATGCCGGTGAATTGCAGGGCATTGCCACCCGTGAACACCGTGTACTGTGGGGGGAGTTCCAAGAAACCATAGCTCAGGTCTTCGAGATTCACATACGCCACCTGCATTTTTCCTGCACCTGCCACTGCCGGGCCGTTACCGGTGTTGTCCCCGAACGAGAGGTAGGCGCGGTTGTCGAGGGGTGAAGCGTAGCAGCCATGGAAGTGTACGCCGAGCGGGTTGGTAGTCCCGGCATTCAACAGGCTCAACAGGTCCACCCAAGTCTCGCCGTGGTCAAAGCTCACGTAGCTATACACAGCGCGGAGGGTGTTGTCGCCCGTTGACTGGGACTGCGTGCCGTACAGATTGGTGACAATAGCGCCTTTGGGGAGGGTGGCATTCGGTGGAATCACGCTGCCATTGCTGAACGCCCATCCTGCGTTGATGCCCGCCGACACGCTACCAAACGACTTCTTGTTGGTGAAGGTGACGCCCTGTTTATTGGTCGCCCAGCCGGTTGTTTTATAGACGACGTTCACACCGGCAGCGCTTGGGTTCCCCGAGCTGCTTCCCAACACCAGAAGCTCGCCGTCATAGGTCTCGATGATGGCGACTGGCTTGTCTGCTGGCTTGTTGGTGAGGATGGTCCACGTAGCCATTTCGTCGGACGAGTACGCAAGTGCGTTGTCGCTGGTGCGGCGGCCGATGCACAGGTTGCTGCCAGTCCGGCTGATGAGCAGCGGGATGATGGGGGGTGGGGCAGACAGAACCGGGGTCAGCAGCGTGATTACTGGCTGGTCGATGGGTGCGAGTGCTTGAACAGTGGAGGTCATTTGGCGGCCTTCGTTTGTACAGTAAATCCGGTGAGTGGGCGACCCGCCCAAGTACCCGAGGCGGTCGTGGCAGCAAGGGTAGCGGCCAATGGGTAGGTGAAGGTGTTCGCGCCCGTAACGGTGACACTTGTGAACGCGCCGTTGTAGCCCGCTGGGGTCACGTCTTGGACACGCACGCTTGCGCCTGTCGCCAAGTTGTGCGGCGCTGCTGTAGTAGCCGTGGCGGTGGCGCCATCGCTGGTGATGCTGGTGATGGCGAAGGCCTTACCCCGGACGTAGGGCTTGCCGGGGTCAGTCACCAGCACCTGTGCATTTGGAGGAATGTCCACCCAAGAGCCCGTAGGCTGGTTGTAATCGTTGTTTGAGGCGCCGGACAGGACGTACTGGCCCCAATACGGCGTGTCGTTATGGAACAGGATGCTCGTTCGTCCGGGGTTGTGAAAACCCACCTGCGCCGCATACGCAGACGAACCAAAAATGGTATTTTTGATGATCCAGCTAAATGACGTGGGGACAGGGGCGGCTACCAATGGCGTAACCGCGTCCGCTTGATCCGACGCCGGCCCGGCGCCCTGCGCGCTCAGCGACGTCACGGTGCCGGTGTATGGCGTGCCGGCCGGGGTGGTGATGGTCTGCGGGTTCGTGGTCAGCTGCGTCACGTTGCCGTTGATGTCGGTCCAGATGTTGCCGGTGGTCGCGGTGCTGCCGGCGGCGCCGGGCGTCCAGGCCAAGCTCACGGCGCCGGCCATGGCGGTCAGCACTGGTTTGGCAGGCTGGCCAGGTGCGGTTGGCGTGGCGGCCTGCACTACAATCGCATTCGAAGACGACACGGTATTCGATACGTCACAGCCGAGGCTGTACGGTGCATCTGCCGACTGGACGGTATAACTCAGGCTGTTGACAGCACTGGCAACGGCGCCGGAAATATTGGATTTGGTGAACGGTGATGCCTTGAGCGTCTTTGTGAACTGGAGCGTACCGATCACGCCGGACGGCAGCGTCGCAGTCAGCGGCTGACCAATGATGCCGGAACCAGTGATTGTAGCGACGGCAGCGGCACCGGCTGTACCTGGGCGGGTGCCGACAGCTGACAGTGACGATCCCGTTTGAGCGTTGATGCGGCCGCTCATATTAGAAACCCATCGCAGCGGTGAGTGTGGAGCCAGCGGAGATCGCTGTCACCGTCGCGCGCACCGCTGCCCATGGGCCGTCGTGAAAGAGCGCGCCCGATGCGGAGCCGGTGCCGGACAAGTCCAGAGAACCAAGCGCCTCCCAATGGCGACCGGCATTGCTGCCCTCGAACACAACGGTCGCGCTGACCGCCCCGACACCGGAGATGTCAGCCTCGAACGTTTTTTTCGCGCGGATCTGCGAAGTGGGCGCGCCTGTGGTTGCGACCTTCACGCCATCCAACAGGATGCGAGCCTCGACAATTGCATTCGATGTCATAGATACCTCTGATAACTTGGTTGTTTATTGGTGGCCGGCGTGGCTATTTCGGCGCTTTGGTTTTTTTGACACTAGCCGGCGGCGCATCGCCAGCGCCATCGTCGGGCACCTTCTCGACAGCCATGCTGGCGCCGATAAATGCTCGGGCCAGATCCAACTGGCCTATCGTCGAACCGAGTGCGTAATCGCACCCCTCGACGTATTCTTTGATCCGAAATCCATCCTCGGACCCCTGCTGCGTGCTGAGCATGGTGATCTTCATGGAGACTCCATGTGACCGGACTTGCCGAAGCAAGCCCGTGGCTAAATCGCCGGTTATACGGTCGGGGCGTTGGTTGGATGGCCCAAAATCACGACGGCGGCGCAGTCGAGCGTCGGCGACGTGCCGGATACGGTCTTCAGAACGGCGCGGACAAAGCGCTTGTAGCCGACATAACTCACCGTAGCGGTGGCGCCGGCAGCGACTACCACCGGCTCGGCCCCGCGCAGGTCAGCATCGGCCACTGCGGTGAATGTGGTGTTGTCGGCGCTCTCTTGCACCTCGAACGTGAAGGCCGGTGTGGCCGTGCCGCCGATGGCGCCGCAGATGAACGAGACCAGGACAGCGTTGAAGCCGGTCGTGTCGACGCCCACGCCGTTGCCAGCAGCGGTGCGGCTGATCGGCACCAAGGACTGAACAACTTTGATATTCGATTTGAGATCGCGCATGACGATTTTCCTTTCTTTTAGGTTGGATGTCCCGGCCGAAACCGGGGCTTGGTGCTTAGACCGAGATTTTCAGCTTGAGGCCGGCTTCCGCCTGGCGCACGCCGCCGCCGGTGCGCTTGCGCGCGCGGAAAATAACCAGGCCGTCATCGGCGCCGGTCATGTAGTCGGGCTGGAAGGAGATGCCGACGCGATCGATGATCACGTACAACTTCTTCCAGTCAGCGAAGGCCACCGGGAACGAGTTCGCGGCGATATTCGGCATGTCGGACATTTCCGCATACGGCGCGCCGGCGATGGTGTTGGGCACATTGCTGGCGATTCCCGGCACCCACAGGTACTGGCCCGTCGAATCTTTCAGCTTGCGGATCGCACCAAGCGTCAGACGATTCATGGTCCATACGCCGTTGCGGGCGTAGCCAGTTTTAAGCCCGTGGTACATGTCCAGCAGGCCGTCAGCGGTAATTTTCGAAGCGTCGCCGCTGACGATCTGCTGAATCGCCGAGTTGACGAGGATGCCCTCGGCTTGGCTGGATCCGCCCAGACCGGAGACGTATTCCTGACCTTCACGAACAGCGAATTGATCGGTAGCATCCTCGCGCAGCTCTGCGGCCAGGTCGTAGTCCGAGTCCTCCAGCATCTGCTGGGAGATCTCCAGGCGCGCAAACATTTCCGGCGCGTGGATTTCGAGCATGCCGTAGGCGGGGTCGCCGGTGTTGGTGCGCTTCTGGGTTTCGCCGATCCGGGACGCCGAACCATTGCCGGTTTTGCGTGGCGCCTTCCAGCTGCCTACGCCGATCGAACGGACGGTGGCCAGCGAACGCATCGGGGTCATCTCGATGATGTTTTTGATGATTTCCTTCTGCATTTCCGGCGGCGCGAGCAGGTAACCGGCGCTCGCGTCGTCGCCCTTGACCAGCGCAGCCTTGCGCTTGTTGATGATTTCCATGTCGGCCGAGTCGCGGTCGCCAGCCTGGCGACGCATCACGCGGTCAAAGGCAGCCAGGTATTCTTGCGCAGCCTTGGCCTGAGGATCGGCGGCGCCGCCCAGGCCGGCACGATTGGCAATCTTTTCGATGTTGTCCAGCTGCTCCTGCATCGCCTTGTTCTGCTTTTCGATCAGAGTGATCTGCTGGTTGCCGGCCTCGTATTTGTCGAGGGTGGCAGTGATCTTGTCCAACTTGGCGTCGTGGGCCTCGTGGCGCTGTTTCAGGTTGGCGTCGTTGGTTTTTTTGAATTCCTCGAACGCGCTCATTACTTCAACAACTGGGTCTTTCTCGGCCATGGTGGTGGCTCCTTATATGGTGGCGGTGAACTGAGCGATGCTTTTAGCGAGCCGGTTGGCAAGCTCGTTTTTTGCTGCATCCGCAGACTCGCCGCCAACATCGCGGAGGGGCTTGACTTGCGGCTTGGGCGGATCGTCGCGATCCAGCCCGCGCGCTGCCTGGGCGGCAATGCGCTTTGCTTGCGCGTTCGACAACCCCTCTCCGTCGCGGAGAAAGGTTTCGAACTCGCGAATTTCCGGGGTTTCAGCGGTAGCCAGCAGGGATTTCGGCGCGTTCTTGAACGAGCTGAACAGCGCGGAGCTAGCCGCCTTGACCTTCTTTTTGGCCGGGGTCATCGAATCGGCGAAGCCGGCATCCACGGCCTCTTGCCCGGTGAACCAAGTTTCGGCGCCGACCCACGCTTCCAGATCGGAGCGTTTCGCGTCGGTACGGGCAGCGTAGATATCGATGATCCCCCCTTCGAGCTTGTCGAGAATTTCGGCCTCCTTGCGCAGCGCGTTGGCGTCGCCGTAGAGGCCCGACCACGGTTTGTGGATCATCACCTGGGCGCCCTCGGAGATGCGAATCTCGTCGCCGGCCATGAGGATGACACTGGCGATCGATGCAGCAATGCTGTCGACGTGCATGATGATCTTTGCGCTGTGGCGGGCCAGGGCGTTGTAGATGGCGAGGCCTTCGAAGACCAATCCGCCGCCGCTGTTGATGCGAACGTTGATTTCATCGGCGTCGATGGCGGCGATCTCGCGGCTGATCGATTCGCCGGTGATCCCCTCGTCGTACCAGCCATAGCCGATGTCGCCGTAGATCATGACTTCGGCGCCTTCGGCTGCGTCTGCGTTGACGCGCACACGCCCAGGCTTCAAGGCCATGCGATTCGTGCGGCCGGCGTGAGCACTTTCCTCCGGCTCTTCTTGCGCCAGTTTCGACAGCACAGAATCGATCAAATCGCGGGCTTCGCGGATGCTCGATTCGTTTGCTGCGGACAGCACACGTCCTGCGGCACGCGGCTGCATAGTTTGTTTTGACATGGGGGTGTTACTCCTGTTTTGCGGCGAGGGCGGGTGGTGCTTTGGCTGGATCGCCGACGATGTTGGCGGGCACTCGCAGCTTGTCGCTGGCGGGGTCGGCGTCTGGGTTTCGATCAAGCAGGGCGCGGCCCTCGTTCGTGGTTAGCAGGCCGCCGTTGACGTAGCCAAGAATGATGTCCTTCGTGTCCTTGGCGGAGCCTCGCAGCAGGCCTTCCTCGGTGAAGTCCATGTAATAGCCCAGCGCGATCTCCTCTTCCGTCAAGAGGTTGATCATTGCAGACTGCTCGAATGACTCCCATCGCGGCGCCAGACAATCCTCGCGATGGGCGCGATTGAATTCCTCGGCGCTCGCGAAAGTCGCCGTTTTGTCTGCGAAGCCGACCTTGATCGGCAGGACCCCGAAGAAGGAGCAAATTTGTTCGATCTGCTTATTCCGGGTTTCTGACGTCTGGGCGTCAATGCTGGTCATTGACGTGTTGAGGAACTTCGCTGCGCGGTCGAGGATCATCGGCTTGCCAGCGTTCTGCATGCCGGCGAACTGCTTGTTGACCCAGCCACTCAAGTCGTCGTGCTGTTCCTTGTTGAGGGTACCTTCGACAGAATAGATGCCCGAGTTGCGGATACCGTTCTTGTGCAGGTTGGCGACGGCCTCCTCGGTTGCCATAGCCAAGCCGATTGCGTCACGCGCCAACGATATGACGTCAAGGCCCTGGAACCCGTCGAGGGTTGGCCCGCGCAAGTGCCAGATTTGATCTTGGGTGAACGTGCGGCTTGTGCCATCGAAGCCGATCGCATCATAGAACAGGCGCATGTCCGCATCGCGGCGCGTCACAACCTGCCCGGGGGCGAACGGGATCAGCTCCAGGTATTTGCCGGACAAGCTGCGACTTTTGAACACGTACGCGTTGCCGCAGAGCTCCACGTGCCACGACAGCATCTGACGGAACTCGAACGAGGTTTGCCAGCTATTCGGCCTCAGCGAAAGCAGCTTGTAGAGAGAGTGCGATTTTGCTGGTGTGCGACTCTTGCCGTCGGGACTTTCGCGCTTCAACTTGAATGGAATCTGAGCCATCCCGTTGCCGATCACGCGCAGGCAGGCGAACACGGTAGCAACCTGGATCGCCGTGCGCATGGTGACCGCTTTACCGGATGCAGACGGCAGCCAGCTGCCAATCTCTTTCCAGAACGGCTCATCGAACACTTGGTTCCGGCGCTCTGTGGCGGAAATGAAAAATGACATTATTCGACCGCCGGAGTTCTTGCTTTCGCCGCCAGGACGCCGAACGCGATGGACATTACTCCGCCTACAATGAATCCGGCCGCCGGCTGCACCATCCAGGCGCCGAACGCAACTGCGCCGCCGCCAGCAACAATCATCAGATCAGGAATTGCGGCAATAAATTTATTCATTAGGATTCCCAGAATGATTTTCCGACAGCCGTCGGGTTCAACGCCAGCAGCGTCACAGCGTTGAATAAAGCGGCGAGCGGGTCAATCTTGGCCGAGCCACTTGTCTGCTTGGTAATCGTAATAGCGTTGCCGACCGCGACCACCTTGGCATTGCCGACACACCAGTTCATCAAACGTTGACCACCATGCCACAACTCGCCACCGGCCAGCTTGCGCTCGGCGGTTTTGATGGCCCCGTTCATTTTCCAACCCTGCGGAATCCCAATCACTAGCTCGGCTGGGATCCCCTCCATCTCGAGCATGTCGAGAATCGTACCCAGGCCAGCAGGGTCTACACCAACCTTGTCGAGCTTACCCGACACAAAAACCTGCGCTGCGAGGGCGACAAGCTCGGTCACGTCGTCGCCGATTTTCTCCACCAGCGTTAGGTCACCGTCGCCGCTAAAATCATGAAGGCGTGCCGCCTCGGATTTGCGTAACTCAAGCACCGATGGATGTGCCCAAGCATGCGTCCAGGCGAACCAGTGTCGTGTCGTCTTGCAGCGGCCAAGAGCAGCGAAGCCGAGCAAGTCGTCCAGTCCGCCGCCGTCGATGCCGAGGTCGATTACCTCGCACCGCTCAATCAAATCTTCCAGCGACAACGCCGGCAGCGCCTGAGCCTCCCAATGGTTGGCACCAGCCCAACGGCCAGACCGCAGCGCCAGTCCGATCTCCACATTCAGGTGCTTGGCGAGGAAGCCGCGAAATTCGATCTCCCCTTTTTCTTGCGCTTGGCGGTAGCCCCTGGCAATGAATTCCTCGTCCACCGACGCACCCATGTTCGGATTCGTCACATAGGCGTTTCTCACTTCGCGGTGCGCGCCGGCCGCCAGCATCGCATCAGGAAACTCGTACAGGACTGGATAGAATGCAGGATCGTCAATACGTCCATCGCGCACTCCACGTGCATAGAGCAGGCGCGAAAGAAATGCGCCGGCTGGCGGGTCGTCGGATTGCGTGGTGGCAAAAATGACGAAACCCTCGGGCCGTGATGCAAGGCCACCGGTGGCTTCCAGCAGCATCGCGTCCGCCTTGGGGTTTTTGCCGAAAAGCCACAGCTCGTCGATAAATACGCCGATGGCCTTTTTACCTGAGACCGTCTCGCCGTCGGCAGCCACTACCTTGAGGGTGGCATTCGTCGTCAAATGCGTAATGGTGCGGATGTGATCCTGCACCTTCAACAGCGCACCCAGCTCATCGTCAGCGCGAATCATCGCAGCGATAGGCTTGTAGCTGTTGTCGGCGACTTCTTTCGTCGGCGCCAGAACGATGAACTCGCCCTCCAGGCGCCAGTTCAGCAGCAGCGCCGTCAACATGATGCCGGCGGCAATCGTACTCTTTCCGTTCTTCTTGCTGATCAGGAGCATGAACTCTTTGATCAGGCGCCGGCCGGTATCGGCGTCGTAGGCGCCGAAGATGCCCTCGACGAACTCGCGAACCCATGGCTTCACCACGTCGCCCATGCGCGGGCTGCCGGGGGCGTCCACCATGCGCAGTTCAGAAAAAATCGCCCAGGCTGCGGCGGCTTGTTCAGGAAACAATGGCGGGCACGGGGTCAGCGTCTGGCCTGCGACGATCCGCTTTTCCCAGTCAAGGCAGGCTGTTGTCCATGAAAAGCTCATTATTTACCACCAACCACCAGCCGAGGCGGAGGTGGCGGCGCACCAAAGCGACCCTGACTAGCCGTCTTGGCGGCATCTTGTTTTACTGCCTTCTTACCGCCCTCCCCCAGCTTCTGGTGTTCAAACGGCATCAGCGCCTTAGCGCAGTCGATGCGTTGGCGCATGTCCAGATCGGGCGCATTCATGGCGGCGCCAAGGAATTCCTTTGGGTCAACGTAGTGCGCCCCGTTCAGCGGGTCGACGTCCTCGTCGCCCGATGGCGGTACTGGCGATTTCGTCGATGCCAGCGCTGCGTCAGACGAGGCTGCTCGACGGTTGGCAATGTAAGCAGCGACCGGCGCCTCTTTAACAAGACGAGATCCCGCCGCCGATGCCGTGGCCGCACTGTAACCAGCCTCGATAGCCGCGTGTTTATTGGAGCGTCCGGCCAAAACGGCATCGGCGAACACCCGCTTTTTGCCTGTTAAAGCCATTAACATAATCCTCAGGGGGAAATAAAATCTGCGAATGGGGTACACGCGGTCTAGGTCGGAAAAGGCTCCAGAGATTGGACCCGCCCCCTCCCTCCCCTCAGCAGCGCAGCTGCGGCTTGCGTACAGCCCAATGGCGCCTCTACTGCGGCGCGCTGTGAATCACTACCCGAGTGATTCTTCGCGTTGCTTGTCGCGGCTGTGGTGCGTGGCGCACAGCGACTGCCACTTGCTGCTATCCCAGAAGATCACCATGTCGCCTCGGTGCGGCACGCTGTGATCGACCACGGTGGCCATGGGCAGGCCGATGCCCTTGGTCATGCAGGCCATACCAACTACCACAGCGTCATCGGACTGGGGAATGCCAGCATCCCGCAGGCAATACACGCAGTACGGATGCTTGACCAGGTAGGCGGCGCGGGCTTGCTGCCACTTGTAACCGTAGCCGCGCGCGGTGCTGCTGGTCTTATCGGAGCGCCATGCACCAGGTGTCATCGTGGTGACACGGGCGGGCGCGGCGGTGACGCGGGGCTTGAGGTTGTGCAGCTTGGCCATCAGGCCGGATCCACCGCCAGCATCACCGGCGGCATGGTCGAGCCGATCACCCACAGGGCGATCGATCCACCGGCTGCCAGGATGGCCAGCTCGTTCTCGGTCGGCTTCCAGTAGCTCACCACGGCGGGGATGCCGTCGCACTCGGCGCGGGTGATGGGTAAGGCGCTGCAGGGCAACTGGCCTTGGTCCCAGCCTGCTGGCGCGCCCAGGACAGCATTGTTCGTGTGATGCTGATGCTTGTTCATTCCAATTCTCCTCGTCGCCGCCCGCTCCAGGCTGGGGCCGTAGTTGCCTACGGCCGGACCCACCTGGTCATGTTTCGTCGGCGATCTGCACCCGCTTTTGCAAGCCCTGCCGCTGGAGTGTGATGGCAGGTACGCGCCTTGTCTTATGTGTACGGCCGGAAACGCCGCACGGATTCAGTTCGTGGTGTAGCTGGTATAGGCGCGGGCCGATCGACGCTGTAAAGCATCAGCATGATGGCCATCAGCGACATGGCAGCGCCCGGGCGGTACGGTCCATGAACTCGCGGTGCGCACCCTCGGTACGGTCACGCATCCAGGCATCGAAGTCCACCACGCGGAACTCGGCGGCGCCGTCACCCTCATCAGCGGCGGGCGCCGGTGCCGGCTTGTGCACCAACTCGTATTCGCTGAACACGCGCTCCAGCTGCTTGATGCCGGATGGGCCGAGCGAGATGTAATGCTCACAGGCCACCGTGACGATCTTGCCGGCGCGGGCGCTGAGCTCGAACGAGACGCAATGGTCAGGCAGGCCGAGCAGCGCTTGAAGCGCGGGATAAATCTCTGCAGGGGTGACGAGAGTGCGCATGATCAAGCCGTCCACGCTTGCAGCAGTGGCTTGATCCAGGCCCACACGTGCGGCCAGGCCAGCACCACTACGCCGGCGATGGCGCCACCGATCGCGACGCCGAGCAGCATAAATACAATCACGACGCTGCGAAAGTTAATATCGGGCATGACCACCTCGAATAAAAAAGCCGCCAGCGCAGTGATGCGGCCGGCGGCGAAGGTACTACGGGAGACTCGATTTTAATTCCGGCGAATTCGAGGGAATTAGAATTGGTGCCGCCACGAGGGTTCGAACCCCGGACCCGCTGCTTACAAAGCAGCCGCTCTACCTGCTGAGCTATAACGGCGAAACTGGCAGATCACGATAGATTCGAACCACCGCTGCACGGCTTTGGAGGCCGACCGACTGGACCGCTGTCTTAGTGACCTGTGGAACTGGTTGCGGGAGGACGATTCGAACGTCCGACCTTGGGATTATGAGCCCCGAGCTCTACCTGGCTGAGCTACCCCGCCTGTTGAACTGTGCCGCCCAACGGTCTCCTCCTCTGCCGAAGCCTCGGGAGTAACGCGGGTGCGGCGAATTGATACAGGCATGCCGACTGCGCCAGTCGCTCAGCCCGGTCGAGTCCGGTGAACAACCAACATGCCTGTAGCGCTTCTTACGTTACGTCACGCATGAAAGCGTTTACGAAGCGCTACAACTTAAATCATGCAATGAAGACACATGAAGGTTTTTTTGATATCGTTTAGTGACATTAACTAAACTCTCTGGGAGCCAAGAATGCTGAAACTCGAGGAAGTTGAACGTGCGGCGCTTCAATCGCGCAAAGCGCTAACTACAACGCAAGAAGGCTGCGAAACCTTGCGCGGTCTTACCGTAGCCGAGTCTGAGTTTATTCTCGCAGTCGAAAGAGATCAAAAGCAAAACGCGGGTGCTGCGGAATCACCTCTATATCATCGCCTTCGGCAATTACACGCACATGCCAGGCAGTTGAACATCCTACAGGTGCTCAGTACTGCAGTGATGAGAAAAGACCTCAGCTGAGATCCATTATGCGAGGCGGTTGCCGGTTGCAGCGTCCCGGCGCCAGTTAAGCGCGCAACCTCGTGGGCAGCGCCTGGCTGATGGTGGCCCGAAGGCCGCAAATTCTCGGTATGTATGGTGGCGTCCCCTGAGTATCTCCGGGCGGGTGCTCCGGAACTCATCAGCCGATTTTTGACCCGTGCGCGCTGTCGTGGCGCTTCAACGCCGCCGGCGCACCGGGAGTGGCGCGTGGCGGATGGGGTTGGGCTTGCGCTACTTCATAATGCACCTCCTTGGCGGCCAGCGTGTCGTGGCCTGCACGTTCAATCTCGTTCGTCGCAGTCTGGCTGGCGCGCGAGCGGCAGCATATGCCAGCCCATCAGCCGCCGGATCTCCTCCGGCGTCGGCGGCGGCTCCAATGGCGCGTGCGTGCGGCGCTCAAGGTACTCGCGGACGGTTTCTTTCGATGGGCGCGTCGTGTCGGTCATGCGCGGCCCTTCGGTGAGGTTCTTGAATACGGCCAGCGAGCAACGCCAGGGCTATTGCCAGCGGCACGCCTCGGTCAGCCAAAAACGCGGCGGCAAAGAATACGCCGTGCAGTCGAGATAGCTCGAGCGCGACGCAGCAAAATCGTGAGTACATGTTCATGTACCGAGCGTATCGCAGCGGAACAATGGGACTTTGACGAAAATCAAAACGAATGTAAAAAGCCACCGCATGGGTGGCTTGGGGATTTGCTCCCGTGCTATCTGCGCGGTGAGCGGAACATATACGCGAGCGGAAGCACATCGGCCGGTCTACTCGCGATTCCTTGCTAACGGTGCCGCGCGGACGCGACGCTAACGAATGCAGGGAGAATGTAAGTCATCACTCTACAACTATTTTTACGGGTTTACAACCCCGGTTTTGCAGATTCAACAAAGGTATCGCGGAGGCGGCAGGCGGCGCGAGCATTGTGCGCTTGGAGATAGCCTTCCAGCTCGCTCACCATGTCAAGCACCTTCTCGCGCTCGAAACCGCCGCCAGTGACCTCGGCGATGCCGGTGCTGTGGCAGGTGCTGCAACCCAGGCGACCGACGATGCCGGTGCCATGGCAGGTCTTGCACTTGCCGTCGAGCCAGTGCGCAAGCGAGCGCTCAGCCACGCGCTTGTAGAACTTCGGCGCGGTCGCAATATCCCACTCAGCTCGAATCTTGATCCACCCGCGCTCTGCGCCCTTTTGGGCCACCAGGTTCGTCCACACGCGCAGCAGCTGCGTCAGGTTCTGTGTGCCAGATTCAAACAGCTTGCTGATCGATCCGTCGGCGTACTTCACACGAGTCAGCAGCGCGCCAAAGCCGGCGCCGGTCAGGTCGGCCAGCGCGGCTGCGGCCAGCGGTTCGGCCGCGTGATGCTGCGCGTCATCCTGCAACGTGCTGGCGCCCAAACTCATTACAAACCGATCTGCATAACCCAT